GACTCCATTGATCACGGAAACATCCTCAGCGAGGTTTGCGTCATCCAGTATTTGCACGCCATCGATGCCGTTCAAGAGAGCTGGTTTATCAGCGAACACACGAGCAAGGGCCTTGAAGTGTGGGCTACCGGAGTTCTCCTTGACGGACAAACGATTCAGGGCTGCAGGGATTGCTGAGACGTCAGACGTAGAGGACAAGCCAATCGCTGACAACTCACTGACAAAGCCCATCTTCTGCTCTGGAGTGTTGTTCACTGCAGGGACTAGAGGCTTCATGCTTAACCCCTTGTTGATGGCTACCGTCGGCGCGATAGCCGCCTTCTTGACGAGCTTAGCCTTTTCTTCTTTTACGGCCTCTTCGACCGGCGCTGGTACAGGAGTCTCAGCGGTAGGAGCGGTGGCACTGGCAACCTTGATAGGGCTAGGAGCACGGAGGAGTAGAGTCTGTAGAAGACCTCGTGCTTTTTTAGGTCCAGCGGACCCATAGGATTCGAGGTTGGAAGAAGCCTGAGCAATAATTAGCGGCACCATAGTGCTGTCTTCAGCGCTGACTTTCCCGGCAACTGCAAGGAGACCCATCTCCTGAAGTTGAGTGTCCGAATAGACACGCCTGCCTGCCCTATCGACAACCTTCCTCAACACATCGCGTCCTAGAGATATGTAGTCTAAGAGGAACCGAGCCATGTTAGGCTGCGCCTCGATTGACTTAACAAAGGTGGTATCTTTTTCAGGAGCGAATCCTTTAAGGATCGCTGCAAGACCTGTGGATTCGTCAGAGCTAAGTGGAGGGCCATGCTCAAAAATAAGATCATTGTTGCCGACCTTGAATTTTATGTCGTCGTTTTTCTTGATAGCCGCAAGAGCCTGACGAGCTAGGAAAGGGTTTCGCTGGAGGATTCCCAAGCTAGCATTGTTTTCTTCCCCGTCGTTCATTCGCTGCAAAGCGGCCCGTAGAGTCTCAACTTCTTCAGGAGTTATCGGGGTGTTGGCAAGGGCTTCATCATCAGGGAAGTTAACGCGTGTCGAAACTTTGTTGATTTCGTCAGTTAACTCGTCCGAGTCAATGGAGCCTGCAATAATAGACTTGCGACTGGAAGCGCGTTTCTTGAACTGAAGGGCTACATTCCGCACCCTGAAGTCCATAGCTTTCAACCCCGCTGCAATAGCTTTAGGAGTAGCTTGCGGGTTTTTTGCGATTGCTGTGCGAATGTCTACTTTAAGCTGGTTCAGAACTGCTTGATAAACGTAGCCGTCGTTAATCTCATCTATAATTAGATCTCTAAAGTTTTTCGTCTGAGTTTTGATAGCCGCTTCTATTCTCCTAATCTCAGCCTCGTACGCTTTATAGACGTCAGCCTCGTTCGGCATTTCGATAGGAGCTTCAAGAGCCACGAAAGCTTCGGTCCCCACACGAGGGATGCGGGGATTCTGGGTGTTCAGGAGAGCCGCAATGTCTTCAGCGGCGGCCACCAATTCTTTCTGTGTCTTGACTTTTTCGTCGGGGGTCAGCTTGCCTCTCCCGTAAGCTTCAAGTGAAAGCTTAAGCGTCTTGGCTCTGACAATCTTTCGCAGCTCCTCGATAGGCCTCTTTACTTTATCGCCAGCCCTGAGCTGTGTATCCGCAGCAGCTTGGCGTTGAGGACTAACTTTGTACGCGTCGTACCATTCTCCGAGTCCCGTAACGGTGACGTTTCGGGTGGGCTCAAATACAGATACCACATCGCCCGACTCATTGATTGTGATTCCGGGAGCGAGCTTACCGCGAAGAGCGACAGGCACGTTCACCTTGAGACCAGCGTTGAGCTGCATGGCTGTCTCAAGAGGGAGGTTACTGAAAAACCCAACCCGTTTACCGTTGACGAGTTTGTAGCGTACCGCGCCCCCATTGTCGCGGATGTATTCTTTAGACCTACCTTCGGTAGTCTTCATCGCAGTCCCGGATTTAGCTCCCGTAAAGGTGCCGTCAGGTTTCTCCGTTTCAGCAGGATACCTAGCGTTCCAATCGCGGAGCAACCCGTCAGTGATTTGCTTTAGCTCCCCCGTAGGATCTTGATAGCTTATCCCCACGCCTGTTCTCTGGAAGATCTTCTCCGAAACTTCCTTCACGGTCGGCAAGAAGTTATTCTTGAACATCTCCTCGCGGAGAAGATCGATGGCTTGCTCACGGGGAGCTACCGCTTCGGTTTCGCTGGACTTACTCTGACGAGTCCTGACCGGAGCTCGCTTTTTAGTCGGTCCTGCTTCTTCTCCGACAGCGGGCTGCCCTTCGACAGGAGGAACGCTACTTGTTGGCGACTTTTTTGTTTGGCTTTCATTGGTCTGTGTGGGTGGGGTGAACTTGGGAACTACAGGGATGTCTCTACCGATAAGTTTTTCAACGCTTGTCCCGAGTGCTGAGGCTTGTTGCTGGTAAAGATTAAGCGCATCTACGCTACCTGAGCGGATGTGTGTTGGATTTTTAGTGTTCTCTGCCAGCCCGACGAGCACCATGAGCTTGTCTTTGAGGGCAGCTTGCTCAGGGGTAGCCTTGGCTGACTTAGGGGCCACCTTTGAATATCTGACCGGGTTTTTGATGAGGATTAAATCTCTCCCGTGGGTAATTTTAAGGCGGTTTTCTTTAACCTTCGAGGTTATGTACTCGTCAGAGAACTCAGTTCTCTTTACGTTGTTAATCTGCTCAAGAACTTTCGTCCCCATATAGTCTAACACGAAAGATTCGTATTCTATGTTGTCTGTCTGAGGTCCGTAAAACTCATCCAACCAAGCTTTGTATGAAACTTCTATAGGGTATGGAAGAGTAGGCGTAAATCCAAGTTCGCCAAGCTCGCCGGACTTACCTTTGTTTAACTGCATCACATGAGTGATCTCGTTAAACAGTGTAGAGGCCGCGTTTATCTTACTTTCAACGTCTCCAAAGACAATGTCGTAGATTGCCTCTGTGTTCATTTTAATATCGCCCGACTCGATATTTGTGCTGGCAGACCACACCATTTGTTTAGGGTCTTTTTCTTTCCTAGACCTCATCAAAGAGGTTAGGGTGTCGGATTCAAAGTTTCTGAGAACTATGTTTACATCTTTAGAAAGCTTAAAGCCGGTCAGCTCTTCGGCAATCCTGATGATCTTAGAGACGCCCGAAACAACGGCATCTTTATTAGCCTCTAGTTTTTCTCGCTTCTTTATAATCTCGTTCGCCTTTTCAGAGTACTCACGCTTTGTGAAGCTTATAGAGTTTCTGTTTTCATCAAGAGCGTTTGTTTCGACTACCTCTGGAAGTCCAGTTAAGTCTTCTACAGGATCATAAGCTTTTGGTCCGACACTCACTTTCACAGAAAGACGGCTATTTTTCTCTTTGCCTACCTTTTCAGAAGTGTTGTTAATCAAGTCGCTAGTCTCTTTATCAAAGACAAGAGACTCTTTAAACTCTCGGAATAACCTTCTATTGTTTTCCTCTATTTTTTCACTGTCTGATTTAGGCTTTGGCTTAGCTTGCTTGGGTTGTGCTGGAGCTTTAGGCTTTAGCTGAGTCTGAGGCTGAGTCTGTGTTGAAGAGAAACCAAAGTAACCTAGCGATAGTAGTGACGTTCCAGATAGGAACATAAAATTCCGTCTGTTTGACTTGCTCTGTTTTTCAGACTCACGGATTTTATTTCTCGCATAAAGATTGGTAGCCGCAGTCTCTTTTATATGCCGCCTAACTTTATCTCTACTGGGCTTATCTCCATATCTCGCATCTTGGAAAAACTTAAACAAGTCAAAGGCATCGATTCGAGAATAGTTTAGTCTATTGTCAGCGAGCAGAATTAAACGAGTATCGATGTACCGGTTAACCGCTGCTTCGGGTATGTTCGCCTCATCTGCTGCAAACAGTTCAAGGTCTATAGTATCAAAGAAATTAACCTCAGCGCCCTCTCTTGGAGGAGGAGGTGCTTTGCTAACGCTTTGCGAGTTAATAGCTTTACTAGCTCTGACAATAGCTCTGTATGCGACGTAAGCGAGATCGCTGTCATTAAGGGTGATTCCAAGCTTTCCTTTAACATAGGATTTAATAGATGTGAGCAGCTTATTAAATGCCCCTTTTTCTGAATAAGAGTCAACGAGATCCGCCATCCTCTTGACGACGGCTTCTTCAAAGACCTCTCCTTCTTCATAGATAGAAGCGAGCTCTTCTCTTACCTTTGTAGACTCTACAAGACTTTTAAGGCTCTTAGAAATATCAGGGTCGTTGTAAGCAACATGAGAAAGTTCTTCGTGAACAACATTCTTTAGTTGGCTCATGTCCCTAATGTTGGACAGATTAACTGTAATCTTTGGAGGCTGACGGGTGAAGTTCGTGCGCCCTCTCCACTGGTACCCGTCAGCGGTAGCCTCACTAGTTGTTACAACTTCAACGCCCGGATAGTTTTTAGCGACATAGTCTCTAGCTTCCTGTTCGTTGATGGTCACAGCTTTAGCGACCTCGTCTGATACGATTGAGACGGTGTCTTCTTCCTCTGAAGCAGGTTCCTCAACGGGAGCTGTCTCTTCGGCAGGTGTCGGGGCAGGCTCGACGCTGTTTTTAATAGTCTCCTTCAGCTTATTGATCGACTCGTTCAGAGCGACTAACTCAGCAGGATCATTGGTTGCGTCCAGCTTACTCTTAGCTGTGATCAGTTCGTCCCAAACTTGGTCGATTGTTGGGGCAGGGGCAGCTTCTTCGACGGGAGCAGGAACAGCAGTCACGCGGACTTCTGGAGTCATTGCGGGCCTAGTCACTGAGACTGGCTTAGCTGGGACATTGATGGTGGTCGCGGCTGGTCTTGCTGGAGTGGCAGGAGCAGGAGCAGCAGTCTGGGACACGCCCGTAATCTTGTTACCAAAATGGACAGCTTGAGGACGACCTTCTCGGTTCCAAATCTCTACAGGCATGAGCCCTGCAGAAGGAGTGTCGCTAGCTTCTGTAATGGATGTTTGGTAGAACTTCCCTTTGTTAGGCCCATCCACTGCGCGAGCAGCCCATCGTCCGTCTGGCATTTGTTCGATATTGAACTTAACTCCCTCGGTCTGAACAATGCCCAACGCGTTCATTCCTTCTTCGGAGACAAAAATAGTGCGAGAGCTTCTAGGCTGGACGCCTTCTTCTCCCGGATGCTCAGGGCGAGCAGCCTTGTTGCGGGTGGTAGTCCCGTCGCTATGTAATATGTACTCGCTACCTTTTGAAGTTTGGAATACCTGCTCTTCAGCGGTGGGAGCAAACTCGGGAGTAGGAGCCCCTTCGACAGCAGCGGCAGGAGCCGGAGCTTCCCCGACAGCGGGGGCAAGAGCGGGACTGCTTTCAACAACAACATCCACAGGAGCAGGAGCTGCAGGAGGATTCAGAATATCCTGAGCCTCTTGAGGCTTCATAGCATCGACCTGCTGTTTCGTATAACCTCTGTCAAGAAGCTGCTTCTCCATGCCTTTGGTTACCATCATCGGGACTCCGACAGAAGTCGCGGCAGGAGCAGGAGCAGCGGTCTGCTTGCGTCGTTCACGCTCGCCGCGCAGCATATCGAGTTTCTTCTGAGCTAGCTCTGCCACTTCTCGTGACCCAGCAGTAGGGTTTGCTTGGGTGGCCTCAACCGCACTCTCGTTTGCCAGAAGGGCAGTTTGACGAATATTATTTTCAAGGTCTTCGTCGCTCAATTCCTGAAATCCGTTTCCTTTAGCTACCGGAGCAGCCTCAGCAGGAACGACATTTACCGGAGCCTTAGTGGCAGGAGCGCCACCAGTTTTGGCGGCTTGGTCAACCACCTTCTGGAGACCTGCATCAACCGGCGGATTGAGCAGGGCGTCAGCGGCAGCGGCGTCAGCGGCAGCTTTTGCGTCAAGCTGTTCTTGCGTCATGGTACCGGCCATCTCACGCACGGCTGCAGCGGAAGCAGGGGCAAGGCCGTCAAGTCTTGCGGCGGTTTGCTCAAGCCCGGCAACCGCTGGGTTCTTCTTCGCTTCCGCCCTAGCTTTGAATGCGTCAGACACGGCAAACGGAGCAGACATTCCAGCACCAAGGATACCGCCAGCGAGGGCAGACTTCAGCGTTTCCTCGACGATCTCTTCGAGAGGCTTGCCGGGATTTACCGTTGCCTTGTCAATGATCCCATTGGCGAGGGCGTCAAGACCTTCTTCACCAGCTTCCGAGAGAGCTTCTTTGCTGAGAGATTTGCCGAGGAATACAACCAGTCCTTCCTTGGCCGCTTGAGCTGCTCGGCTAGCTTGCGGGGCGGCAAGTTTCTCAGCACCCGTTGCGCCGAAGCCAGCGGTGATGAGCGTTGTGACGGCTCCAGAAACAAGGGCTCTTCCACGGGCTCCATCACGGGCGCGGCGTCGGGCCTCTTCAATGATTTGAGGAGTGCGGTTAGCTTCTGGGATCTCAGCAAGTTCCTCCTTCAGGAACTGATCGAAGTATTGATTAAACGCTCCACCGGCGCTCTGCACACCAGCGGCAAATGCGGACGCCGCGATACCTCCGGTTTTGGCAAGAGCTAATTGACGAGCAGTAATCTTAGCGGCGGCTTCACCACCGGCCTTGAGTGTGGCAGCGCGGACAAGCGCAGATCCACCAAGACGGCCAGCAGTAGCAGCAGCAGCGAAGCGGCCAGCCGTACCAGCGGCAATGCGACCAGCAGCCATAACTCCTCGACCAGCGGGGCCCGCAGGTAGGGTGGCCAGCGATGTCACCACCATAGCAGTAGCGTCAGCCGCAAGGGTTGCGCCTCCGGTTGCTTTGCTGGCTCCGGCGAGCTGGGCATTAACATCAGTAGCCGCTTGAGCCATGCGCTGAGAGTTCTCGGTGTCGATCCCGACCAAACCTTTGACGCCGTAGTAGGCGCCGATAATTTGGGCGGCACCTTGGAACCCACCGATTTTTATCTGGGTGCCGAGGTTAGAATACCACGAGCCGTTCTCCTTCTGCCACTTCTCCATGATGTCGGCATCGGTGGCGTCAGGGTCGCCTTCGCGGACGTCTCGTTCAAACGCACGGAACTTATCCATGCCGCCTAACCAAGTGTCTTCAAATGCCATGTCGGCGGCGTCAATGTCTGCTTTGAGACGAGCGCCGGTTTCTTCACGCAGCGAACGACCACGCATCAGGGCTTCGACTTTCTGCTCAGGCGTCAACGCCTTGTTATTGCGGACCGTGTCGCGGTAGCGTTGCGAGTCGAGCGTCAACTTGGGGCTGGCAAAGAAAGCACCGTCAGCTACATGGAAGTCTTCGTCATCGTTGGCAACCTTTTCGATGGCATCAAGGTCGTCTTCGTCGGTATCAGCGACCACGCTACGAAGGTTGGCTAGCTCGTTGCGCTCTTCCTCTTGCAGCCGTGTGAGGTCTGTGCCTCCCAGAAACGTGCCGGACTTTGCTTCAAGCTCACGCTTACGCGCAGCGAGTTGAATACGGGACGGCGTTTCATCCTCGGCTTCATCCTCGGCTTCGGCGTTCGCCGCCGTCAAGCCAGTAGCTCCCGTCAAGTCGCGGCTCTTCTGTTTACGAAACTTTTTGAATCCTTCCCAGACTTCAGGGGTGATGTTGTCAGGATCTTCAGTGGCGACCTCGGTGAAGGTTGACTGCCAGCGGTCAAAGTACTCCTTGCGTTGAGGTTGGTCTAACTCCTGATAGGTAGGTGATTGTTCAATATCATTCCAACTTGGGAGGGCAGAGAAAGTCTTGATAGCCATATTCGGCTACCATGCCTAAAGTTTGCCACTTCGTCAAGGAAGCGCGGTCAGAACTTATTGCCTGCCTCCGGCCCCTTAGCTTTCGAGCCTCCTGTTAGGCGGTTAAAATCAGCAGCCGCATCAGATGTTGACACCGTTCCTCCGTTTCTGAGTAACTCGTCATACCTATCTAAAAGGACTTGTCTGTCTGCCCTGCTAAGGCCCGGAGCCTTTAGCTCAGCCTCAATTCCGTCAAGTCTCTCTTTTAAGATCGTTGCAGGGGAGACACGATTTCGCAGACGCCCAAGCTCAGCCTGTGCATAATCTCCGAACTTGCCTCCGTCTTTGGCCTTGATCTTCTCGATCGCAGCCGGATCTACTCCATATCCAAGGAAGGTCTTCTTAATTAGTCGCTGGCTACGGTCTCGGTTCAAGTCTTCAGTCAACTTGGTCAACATCGGGGCAACCTTATCGGGGGCTGTTTTTTGCAGCTCTCGGATCTTAGTTAGTTTGGGCGTGTAAGCAGTCAAGAAGTCATCAGCTTCTAGTTCATCTGCATACTTCTGGGCAAGATTTTCAAAGCCATCTACATTAGAACGTGCCGAGATGCGGTCTTCACGAGCAACCTCACGTTGTATGTCCCGTTGTTCGTCAGCCATCCGGCGTTGATCCAAGCGGGACTCTTCTTCGAGACGAAGGGATTCGGAGCGGGCACCACCGGCGATGTCAAGGAATGACCGAACGGATTGGTTGGCGAGGGCGTTGGCCCCACCGGGCTCGGTCATGATCTTGCTTAGCTCACCAAAATAGTTCGTGCCCTTTGGGTCGAGCTGGGCCAGACGAGGCATGACTGCAGCAGCGGCAGCTTCTTCAGCCTTTCGACGCGCCTCAGCATCTCGCTCACGTTGAGCCCTCTCATCATTGAGGCGGAGTGATTGCTCATCGCTGGCTAGTCCCATGGCGTTCTTGCGAACCTCTGTGGCGGCCTTATAGAACTCAGGCACGACGACACCCGCCGCACGAGATGTGAGGTAGGTGGGTTGCGGGGTTGCGGGGTTGAGCCAGTCAGCGAGAGCCATAGTAGTAGGGGAGGTTACCTCTTAGAGAGCATCTTTTGCAGCTCTTTACGAGACTTTTTACGGAGCTTTTCGTTGGGGAGAACTTCACCGTCTTCATCTGGGACGACAATCTCGGGGCCTTCCTCGCCGACGAGGTAAGGCTTGCCAGCTTTGACCGGGCCTCCTTTGGCGCGTGCGGCGACCGTTTGACTAAACTTTTCTTTATCCTTTCGCGGGACAGCGAGGCCTGTGGCCTCAGCTAGATTTTGGGCACCAGCTAACATAGCTGTGCCTGCTGCATTAGCTACGTCTTTTGCAACCCTCCCTACTCCTTGAACTGCTTTTTGTACAGGCGGCGTAAACGCAGCATTTACTTCAGCCCTAAGTTTGTCAGTATCCGCTTTTGGTATAGGTGCTGGGATATCCAAAGGAGGTAGCTGCGGAAAAGCCGAAGAAGGTAGCTGCGGAGTGTTGGCAGAGTCACCTCTTCCAGCCTTCACATCTTGCACTAGTTTACTAATGCGGTTTTCAGGAGCCTTATTCTCTGCGCCCGCTGGTTTCTTAAATAGCTCTTTGGCTGCGCTTTCCCTAACCGCGCTAGTATCAGGTGCTGCAGGTGCCGGGTTTACCTCGGCGGCAGGAGTCACTGGCTTAGGTTGAGTGGGGGCGGGTGCGGGAGTACCTGTACCTTCCGTGTAGAACCCCCCTGTGCGACTCCCTGATAACCCTTTCCTAATGTCGGAGGAAACATCAACGCCGTTATCCATGATGCGCCCCGACGGTTTAGCTGAAGCTACTTTGGCGGGTGGCTTTGGTTGAGTCGGATTGGCCGGTGGCGTGTTTGTGCTAGCAGCGGGGGTTGGCGTCGGCGTCGGGCTAGGCACAGGAGTAGTCGGGGCATCCATGATGTTGCCAGCTTCGTCCATGACCTTCTTGCCGCTGTTAGCCTGATTATACTTCTGACGGGTGGCGTCAAAGGTTCCAGCCGCTTTGGCGGCGGCAATATTACCCTCGCGGGTCTGCCCAGCCATGGCTGGGAGCTGACCGCGCATCTGATTTGACAGGGCATCACGGGCATTGACGCGGCCCTGAGCGATCGAGGCTGTATCATCGGCGCTTCCGGTCATGCCGTAGGCTTTACCTTCACTTGCAAGAGCAGCGTTGAACTGGAGAGCCTTCTCATAGTTCTTTTCCTTCTTGGCTTGGCGAAGTCCTTTTCGCATGAGGGAAGCGCGGCCTCTTGAAGCGGCGGCCTCGCGACCGGTTTCGAGGTCCCTTCCAAGAGAAGTGCGTGATGCGGTGATAGCCATAATTAGTAGGAGGTGCGGAGTCCGGGAGAGCCGTAATTGAATGTGGGGATGACACGGGCTTTGCCACGGATGCGGCGAAGCTCAGCGTTCAGTAAGCCGTAGGCTTGGTCAAAGTGGGCGACGGAGCTGTCAAGGTCTGACTGATCCTCCAAGCGAAGTGCGATGAGCCCATGCTTCAGGGCTCCTATGTTGCTCGGGATTACCAGATCATCCTCATTGACGAGATCAACATGGCGGCGGCTGCAAAGGGCGGTGATGGTGCAGTTGCTGGGAATAGCCCCGACTTTATAGCGACGGTAGGATGGGTCTTCCTCACCGGGTTCATAGACACCGAGTTCGATGTCAGCGGTGCGGAGGGAGCTGGATTTGCTCATGGTTGGAAGCGTCAAGCTTTCAATCTCACGCACAGATCCGAAGCTATTGCCGTCCCCCGAAACAAGGGTGACCCGCAATCCATCGCGTCCATCAGGAGAATAGAGTCGCTTGCCGTCGGCGTCCCAGCCACGCAGGACTGCCTCACCACCGATTCCTGTGTCTCCGGCGGCCACGCGTAGGAAAACAGTAGTCGCCTCTGTCAGGTCGGTGTGGACGGAAACGTCAGACATCTCGACGACGGAGGACATGGTACGGTCAAACTCATGGGGGCCGGGGCCGACCTCATTGAACTCATGGGCTAGCGCGAAGATCCGGCGTGGGGATTGATTGGAAACACGGAAGCCCAGCAGCGCCGAAGCACGACGGGGGAGGGTGATGTAGCCGTTAGGTGCGGATAGCTCGACCTGAAACTCCGACTTGGCCCATAGGCCGCTGTCAAGGAAGCGTTGCACCACTTGGTTCAGGCAACGCAGGAACTTCTCATCCAGCGGGTTGGACGCATCCACATGCTCGTAGAGCAGGTCACGGGCTTTGGCTACGGTCAAGCGGATAGAAGACATGGTGGTAAAATAGACGGTTGGAGGGCGGGCGTCAAACCTTTCGGCATCCTACTATGCTAATGAGCCCAGGAGTATTCCACCCCATCATGAAATAAGGCTTGTTAAAAAAAGGCTCGTTATTGTCTGACTCAAAGTTTAACGTGATGGGCGCGAACCCAACGCGCTGCCTAAAAGAACGCAATACTGAAGAGTCATTTCTGTCTCGTTCTTCTCGCCGGACAATAAAGTCGTAGTATCCATTTGATTGGCCCCTACTGAACTCGATGGGAAGCCCACGCCTATTGCGGTCATTGATGTAGTCATAACTGTGAGACCTAACCGAAAGGACGAGCCGCACTTTTGAAGTCTGCCTTGGTGAGTACTGGGTGGAAATACCGTTAGGGATGCCCCCTCCGCCGATGCCGGTTGGGTCATCCTCAGTTTGGGGGCGGTAGAAAACCGAAAAATCAAAATATTGAACTCCGTTTATTGTACCCACGTCGTACTTCGGCCTAACTAAATCACCGACCACAAGCGCATCTGGGTCCTTGTAAGCCTCCTCAGCAATATACTCTCCACTCTGGAGGCCACTCACATCATAAAAGCTTCTATACTCTACAAACTGCGTGGAAATCTGGAGGCTTCCATTTAAAGAACTTCCGTCTTTCGGATACGCTATTACTTCTCTGGCTTCTGACACCCACAGAGAAACTCGCAGCTCCACTGGTTCTTTAACCACTTCTTCTTCTGAAGTAGCTACCGAAACCAGTTGGCTGCCTTGGTTGTCCCAAGTCTCAACGCCTCTGCCAGTGTTAATCCGAAGGCGTGATTTCCAGTCGGCGATGCGTTCACCGGCTGCTTCGATAACTTCTCTGGCTTGGGTAGGGCTCATGGTGCATCTCGTACAACGACAACAGGAAAACCGGGATGGGCAATGGTGCCCTCGTCAGCGGCGTAGACACGCCCAACCTCCATCACCGCCTCGTCAATCATAGACGACACGATACGAAAGATCTCGTTAGCCTGGGCTTCTGGCCCTGCTTCGCCGTCGAGGAGTTGATCGCTGGTCATTTGAGGAAAAGGAATTGCTCGGTGGAGGTTGACAAGCCACCAACCGCACCGGCCCCGAGGACGCGGAACATGCCGAAGGCTCCGTCAATCTGCTGCTCGACGGTTGACTTGACCGCTTGGAACTGCATGTCCCCACCCAGACCTCCGTTGAGGATCTCAAGGAGTGAGGGTTGCGGGGGTTCCTGCTCTTCTGGATCTTCCGGCTCGGGCGTCATGGTTTGAAAATTGCGACTCGGTTTCTATCGGTGACGAGGAGGTCTTGGCCTTGCCACACTACCCCATAAGCGTCTGAAAGCGTAAGCTCAGAGCGAGTTATGCTAGTGTTAGTGGTGAAGTCTGGTTGACCGACGACAGCATCCGGGATGCTTCCCGCTAAAGTAGCCGAGTAAAATATAGAAACACGCCGATTGCCGTTGTCTGCGACAGCGAGGTGCCCTGCTGCGTTTATAGATAGCCCAGACGGAGCGTTACACTGACCGCGAGAAAGGCCCCCGGGGTCAGTGCCTAATACGTCGGTCTGAAACAACACCGCTTCTGGAGCCGCGTCGAGGGTCGTCGGGATAGTGGAGTATTGGAGCACCCGTTGATATGCTGCGTCGGCAATAAAGAGCTTTCCACTAGTAGGGTGGACGCAGACCGCTGAAGGGTAACTTGTTCGGGCTGCTTGTGTGCCAGTACCATAAGATCGTGCCCCCAAAGGATCAGTGCCTACAATAAGACTTGACTGCCCTATTACATTGTTGGGGGACGCATTACTCGCAGGGAACGTGTTCCAAATGAGGACCCGGTAATTTTCTGGGTCAGCCGCGATAACTTTACCCCCGCTCGATACGCAGATGTCCACAATCCCCCTAAACTTACCCGCCGTAAAATTTCCAGTAGCGGTGGTAAAGCTACCTGCTTGACCGAGGACTCTATTTGCTGCCCAAACCCCGCCAACACCTCCGATACCGTCGGCGGTAGTTCCGTCGGGTGGGTTATCCCAAATGAGAATTCGGTTGCGTCCTGAGTCAGCTACCAAAAGGGCGTTTCCGTACCAAGCTACCGCTTTTGGTGAAGCAAGGTTGGAAGCATTGGCGCTTGTCTGCGCGATGCTGGTAGTAAAGTCGGGCTGCCCTAAAACCACATTAGCCGCTGCGCCAGTAGCAAGGGATGCGTAACTGTTCCAGATAAGCACTCGGTTAGCTGCGGTATCCGCGACAGCAACGCGTCCATTAGGATTGATGGCTACTCGGGGAGACCCGAGAACACCCCGGAAAGGAACCGTCTGACTGCTGAGGCCGCTAGCCGTGACAGCGTTAATACTGGCTGCAGCGGAGGTCTGGCCTATAACCAGCGTGCTCGGCTGATACGTTGATATACTGCCGCTAGCATAAGACGACCCAGTAAGCTTGACGTCAAACGTAGCCTCGTCGGTGTCTTGACTGAAAATTTGAAGCGTTGTCTCAAGAGGGCCGACAACGCCTGTTGTATCCATAGTGACGCTAAACGTCGTACTCTGTCCGTCATCGAGGTGTGCTACGGCGGGAGATAACGCTGAGACCATAAACTTTGCGGAATCTCCGCCTACTACGGAAACCGGAGGGCTGCCTATTAAATTTAAGCGATTGTTCCCAATGTTTCGGATTACAAAATTATTGAGTGGAGTTGACCCTCTCAGCACAGATCCAAATTTAACAACACTGACGCCGTCTACTAAGTTGTTATTCGGGGGACTCTCTACCACAATTTCGTGATCCGTCCCCACAGTGCCTTTAAGGTTAACGAAAAATATTGATCGATTAGGGTCGCTGCTCGTTATCGCCAAGACTGCACTCTTTACCGTGGGCGTACTTGCAGTTGGCCTAAAAGTTATATTAAACGATCCCGAGCTACCTGAGTTGACCGTTGCGGGATAGGTGCCCAGTATGAATTGGTCAGCCCCTCCGCCATATAGCGCAGCCGTTATGCCAGTGAGAGTCCCCACCCCAGTATTACCTATAGTAAAGAGTTTTGCTTTTGAGACGTTAATGGCTGAAAATCCAAAGTCATAAGTACCGTCGGGGAGTACTGCACCGTCTGGGGAAGCTACTATTATTGACCCAACAGCAATACTCTCGGCGGTTAAAGTCAATATGTACGGATTCTCCGCGTCGGTCGTATCATCACTAATAATCGAGATATTTAGTGTCTTAGTGCCGACGGAAGTTCCGGGTGAAAAAGTTACCTCGAACTCATCGCTAGTGTTTGGGGGAATCGCAGAACTGGGCTGCCCCGTTAACTGCCACAATGATGGCTCTGTTGACGACGTACTGATACTAGCGGTCAAGTTACCATTACCCGAGTTGTGTATCGAGAACACATACGTCTGCGAACTGCCAGTGTTAACAGAACCCAGAGCGATTCCAGACCCGGACGGTTTAGATGCGGGAGGCGTCTGCCCTACTGGGTACCTTACATCAATTTCAGGTTGAACAGCGCTCCCCGTTAGATTGACAGTGTACGAAGGGTTGTTGATAGCATTTGACGTTACTACCATAGTGCCTGTCTTATCCCCCACTGTTGTCGGGGCAAATCGAACCGAGACTACTCCATACTGGCCGGGTTCAATAGTGGTAGGTATCGTCCCAGTCGCAGAGAAATCGCCAGCAGAAAAAGTGACTGATAAATTAGACAGCGGAAGCAGCCCCGGGTTTCTAATGATGACAGTCTTCGTCAACGGTGCCGACGTTTGTGTAGGGTCAAACGTAAGAGTGCCTCCAGTAAGTAGGTCAGTGTAGTTGGTTGGGATGGTGGGCCAGTTAACCCCGGGGGTGGCGAGGGAGATCTCGGGCTGTGGTGGACACGTTACCGCGAGGGTGTTTGACTGGTCCCCTTGGAGCCTGTTGTTTGCGACGGCGTCATTTACAAAAGCGTTATACGCGGCTACATAGGCTGCCTGCGCTTGGGTGCTATTCTGCCCTGATGCTGAGGCGGCTTGTTTAGCTGCGTTTGCAGCTAATGTAGCTCCTACTGCCCTCGACATTTTTAACCGGCAGTAGTATGTCACGCCGCGAGAAACAGAAATCAAAGACGTTCCAACGGTCCCTTTGACATCTTTATTCTCAAACCCAGACAAGAATGTTCCTGCTTTAAACGTGGGGTCGGTAGATATGTCGAGGAACAGGGAGTATACGTCTACCAAGGAGTTCCACTTGAGGCTAAATGATGTGGCGTTCAGCGCGTCTAGCTCAAGCATGAGCTCCGTTAGAACTCCTGACAGCGACGGGGCATTAACAATCATTATTCTTTTCAGCCACCCACCTTGGTTGGCGCTGAGATTTACTTCAGCAACAACAGACCCAGGCCACCGATAGGGAGTAGTTGCTGGGTAAACCTGCTCGAAGTTACCCTCGTAAAAATTCAAGGTTCCATGTAAGCACTCAGGAACATTAACTCGTAAACTTGGGCTGTCGAAGTAGATACTTTTCGGCAGTAAGGGTGTTGGTTGGGGGAGCGCAGGGCTGGTGGACTTTGTGCTGTCCCACTCCCCATCACCTCCAATTACGGGGATTTTAGACGTCCACTCTTCAATAATGGTTGCAAGGCAGGGGCCAGAATACGCGTCCGCTGCATAGATTGGAACGGTCACATAGCCTGTGATGGCTGAGTAGAAGTCGCCGGGGTCCGACTTTACTGGGGTGATCCTGACAGAGTCAAGCACGGCAGGCCAAGCCCAGTTAGTGATGATCTGAAACGTCCGTGAAGCTTTTCCATTTACGGCTTTACCGGCCAACCCTGCAGCCTGCTTGGTATTCTTGATCGACCAAAGAGTGTTGACGGGTTGGAGCTCGACAACAGATCCATCGGGTTGGATGCCTTCAGGAATGATTGTCCCTGCTGGAACTTTGCTCCTACGGTAGGTAGTCGTGGAGTTGGTGTCAGGGTCAAACTCACGTCCAACGATCTCGCGGTCACTGTATGTGCCATCTTGAGCGCGAACCCGGATCTTCTCACGGGTTACAACGACAGTGACAAAGGTTGACGCGAGAGTCTCGTCATTGATGGGGCGCTCTTCGATCCCAGTAGCAAGCCACTCCAGTGGGTATGGGATGACATCTAAAGGAGGCATCTCATACGTTGACGTCACGGAGAAGTCAGACCGGCGAACGATGAAAGTCTGCGCTAGCTGAGGCCAGTCGGTGGTGTCAGTGAACTGCCAGTTGTACCGGTGCTGGTTCTCACGGTTGGCTGCATAATACCAGCGCTGCCAACCAGCTCCACCTTCAGCGGCGGACACGAAGACTAACTCATGGTTGGGAAACTTGGCCGCGTCAGGATGCGGCTCACCATAATTCCATGCTTTGTTCTTGGGCAAGTCTCCATCCCGGAGCTCATAGAAGAGAAGGTCGGCCTGCCCTTCGGGGGTCGGGAATGAGAGAATGGGATAGCGCTCAGGAACGTCGGGCTTTGGGCGGATCATATATCCGCAACCTAACCGCCGTCAGCGGTGTCGTCAATACTTCCCGTTACCCCGTGGTGGCGTTTTACGATCCTTGCCGGGACCGGCCCAGAGATCACGACGCGCCCAATAGTTGGGACTCGTCTTGTCATTCTTGGTTAGGTTGCCGCTCTTATCGCGGATCTCAGCCGACCGAGCAAGGTATGACTTGCGGGCGGCTTCCGAGTAATTGTGCCCATAGCCGGTGGCTCCGAAGTGGACGATCTTGATCTTATCCGAGCCGGGGTCCTTGACGAAGACGCTCTTCTTTTTGTTAGCAGGAGTTACTCCCGGAATCTTCCTCGGGGAGTTGAGTGTAACTTCTTTGCCGCGCCAAGTAGCCATAATTAGACGAGGGTGTTTGCGAACTTAGTGGTGTTGTCCCAGCGAGAGACGAGGCCTTTCCAAAATTTGACACGCTTCCCGACAGGCGGGGCGACCTTCAATTCGTAGGCTTGACGAGCTTCGCGGAACCGGAGCAGGAAAGCACGAGGCTCACGTTCGGCACGTTGCAAAGCAGCCAGCGTCATAGGCCCAACTTTGCCGTCAACCTCTACGTCAAGGGCCATCTGAAGGATGCGGGCGCACCCGGTGGTGCCTCGATTAAATGCGGTGTCCCGGAGCACGGCTTCGGTGGACGGAGTTCTCGCCCACCCACCAGCTACGTCGGTGACTTTGAGGATGTGTTCGGTGGCCTCCTCTTCAGCCTGCACGAATTTCTTCCGAGCAATTAGGTCAGCGATCCGAGCAGAAGCTTCTGGGTGATACTTGTCGTTGATCCCGGCAACTTCAAAGGTGCCGCCGCCGTCCCCGGAAGGGAGTTTGTAAACGGCAAGCCTACCACTACGGTCACGTCGAGCCTCCACATCGAGGATGTGTTTGCCGATTTCGAGTTCGTGGGGCGGGCGATTCATTGATATGTTGCGCGGAGCTTCAGAACCTCAGCCTTGAGATCGAGGAAGTCCTGTTGGTTTGCCCACACCTCGTCCGTCTTCGGGACGTACGGGACTCCCGACTTCAGGCGAAGTTGGGGCGGGGCAGAGGAGGGAGAAGATTCGACGGAGTCGCGCTGCTTGAGCTTCAAGCAGTGACACCCTGGAACGAGGGCTACCATTAGCAGCAGCAGAAAGAATCTCATGGTCAAGTCGGTCAAGGTTTACGGAGACCCTAAAGGCAATCCATAGCGGGTACGCTTTTAGAGCGATACCCGCAGAGGTGAGGAACGCTGTGATTGCAGCGAGCGAGCTCATTTGCTGTCAGCAGCTTTGATGAGGCCGTAGCCTCCAGAGATCAGGGCGATAGTCTCGCCGACGTCTCCGATGGTACCGGTCTTGAGGAAGTTGAGCGCAGCATTGACGATAGCTGCGATGATGGTGACAATGCCGAGGATAGTGGTCTTGGATTTCATAGCGTCAAAGCTTGACCTCAAGGCTCCTTCGTGTCAACCACCTTCTTTTTGATGGCGAGCGCTAGGTTCCATATCGTCAGGATACCGACAAGGTTACCTGCGATCAACGAGCTAACTCGAAGCCATACTTCAATGTCTTGCATGGAGACAAAATATGCTAGGAGGTTTAGCGACCCCCCAATGACGGCTGTCGGGACACCGTGTAAATAGTCTTGAGAAGGAGGCGTCATGGTTAGCTAGCCGTTTGTGAGACGTTTAGTGTTACAGGAGCCGTGGTAGATATGAGGCTGCCATTCACAACTCGAACCTCAAATGGGATTTGAACTACGCGGCTGGACTCAATCCTACCGCTAAGTGACGCCAGTGAGAAACTGACAGGCGATAGACGGTAAATTGTCTTTGCACCTCGATTAACCGCAACAGAAGTCGAAGCTGTCGCTATAGCCACCCTAGATGCGGGTCCGTCGTAGGCGGAAACACTCACGACTGAACCAACCGGGAGCGAGCCTGTTCGACCGTTCGTAGAGAAAGACACATCAATCGTCAAACTATCGCCTCGTCTAACTGACAAGCTACGGATGGGGGCACGAGAACGCGGAGACGCGGTAATCGTTAGGTCATCTAGGTTGACGTGCAGTTTCATCGGTCGAGACCGGCAGATCCGAATTTGATTTCGATCTGATTGACGAATCCCTTGCCTTTACCTTTGCCGTATTCGCCGTCAGATCCTTCGTCTTCTTCTTCTTCTTCTTCTTCGCATCCACAGTCACACTCGCAATCGCACCCCTCAAGACCAACAAGGGTTAGCTGGTTGTCAGCATCAATCTGAAACTCAGCCATAGCCTCGAACGTGTCGCCTTCCTTTAGTCCTTGGGGGATTTCAAAACCTTCTGGAGTTGGGAAGCTATGCATGGTCGTAAGAGGGGTGCAGGGTTGCGGGGGATCAGGGAAGGAGACCTCCATTTCAGGTGGTGCCTCCTTCCCTGTTAACCGGGATTACGGAGCGATCGGGAGCTCATCAGTCAAAGCGCCACAAGCTAAACCAGTGACGTTAGGAGCGCAACGTTTGAAGCGGATGACCGTTGCAAGGTCAGGAGCCACAGGTTTTGCAGCCACACTCAGCAAGCCACGGAAGAAACCAATGGTCCCGTCAGGGTTATTGATTTCATTCGGGATGTTGAGCCAGCGGAAGTCACCCATGTAGTTCTGAGCTGTGAAGCTGGTGCCACCGCCGGGGCTGGAGAGCTGCTTCGGAACTTGGAACTCAACGGCCTCGCGGACGTAGACGTAGGCTTCTTCGATGTCAGCCACTTCGTATGCGTTATTGAGCACAAACTTGCGCCCGTTAGTAGCTTCCACAGGGATGAAAGGAAGAACTTCATCATACCCAGTTAAGGCTGTGTTCAGATTGAAACGGCGCGGGAACATGTCCACGAGGAAGTACCATCCCTTGTAGGAGCGCTCAACGCCGAGAGGAGCGAGCAGCTCATTAACGCGGGTGTTATTGTATCGGAAGTCGTCGCGCAGGTTGAGTGCGCCAAGACCACGGAACAAGAACTCCTGAGCTTCAGGGCTGAGCACCACAGCGAACACTGGGCGACCATTTTCCATGCCCCAAGGCTCAGCGCCTTCGCGGACGAGCTTGAGGTAGATGCGGTCAAGAATGCCCTGTGAGAGGTGCTTCATGTTCTCCATTTTGCTGCCGGTGCCAGTACGCCCTGTACCAGAAGGAACCGTCCATGATTCAGAGCCATTGACGTCGGTAAGATCGCCACTGACAACCAACTTGTGCTCAGCCAGATCAGAGTAGGTTGAGCGGTAGTAGGTCTCCCAAGCCCACTTGGTGTTGTCCTTGAGAATATTGAACATCGCCGTGAGCTGATCCTTGCGCTTCGCGGCGTAGCGAAGGTCATGAACGCAGATCTTGGGGCTCTGCACAGCAGCCTGTTTCAGGTTGTACTGGCGGATTGTCTGACCAAAGCCGATGACGGCTGGAGTTGGGAGACACACGCCGGTGGTGACATTAACCGTCCCACCTGTTAAGCTCCCGTCAGTAGTCGAGGTGTTGGTGTTTGGGTCACCGTCGTTGTTGAAGTACTGCTGGGAGACGACGTCAGAGAAGGTAAGTGCTCCGCCGGTGCCGGGAAGCGAACGCTCCCATGTCAAGACGTTGATGACGTCACCCATTTCGTCAGGGAACGTACCGCGCTGAGCGAGGTTGATCCATGCGGAAGTGTTGAGTGACTTGGTGTAGATGTCAGGGCCGATACGACCGGCTTCGTTGACAAGGATGGAATTGGTAGCGTCAAGCTGAGCGTTAGAGAGAGTTGCGACGGTAGGCATAAAAGTAGAAAGGGGGATTGAAATTGACTGACGAGTGGGTTCCCCGAGCCGAGGGAGGATAGGCTCACATACTTTAGCGATGAACGGTATCAGAGTAACCGAGCGAACTCGCTGTCAAAGTATGACGAGCCTATCGTCAGTCAAGAAAAATCTTATCTCCCGAGTCCAGCTTCAATGGCGTCAAGGAACGACCCTGATTTAACTCCGCTGGAAGGAGCGCTAGCTCCCGAAGATGGAGTAGCTCCCTTGAATGCACCAATCTGACGCTCCAACTCGGCGATCCGAGCTTCTTTAGTTCTAAGCGCTTTAGCTAATCGCGGAAGTGCAGCCCCCGCATAAGCTCCATAAGCCCGGAGGCCGGGATCTGCAGAGTTAAAATCAACGGTGTCTGCCTCGGCGCGAATGGCTTTAGCGGTGGCTTCGTCAGCCAAGAAGGGCAGCTTCCTAGTCATGAGCTCCCACATTTCGTCAGCGGCTTCTTTTTGCTTCCGCAGACCTTCCACTGACTGCTTGCGCTGCGCGTCTGCACGCTCAACCTCGAATCTCTGCAGGGTCTCAGCGGCGTTCTCTTCGAGAGCTGCTTTGGTCTCGACGATGTTATCAAACTCTTCGGCGGAGCGGTAGAGCTTCAAGCGATCAGGCTCAAGCATCGACTCAGCCAGTTGAGCAAGTTTCTTGACGCGCTCCCTGCGATTGCCTTCGACGACTGCAGAGTTAAGGGCTTCAATATCAAGCTCATAGGTTTCGGCGAGGTCTTGGACCACCGAGCGAACAGTATCAAGCGGGAGCGTAACCTGCCTCTGGTACTCGTCAGTGGCCTCAAGCTTGACGCCAATGATCTCACGCTCGTAGGTTTCGAGCTTCTCGCGCAACGCACTGACTTCAGCTTCTGCGGACTTCAGTTTCTGGAGTTCTTCTGGAGCGACCTGCGAAGCAGTAGCTTCTTCGTTTTTGCGGCGAAGCTCTTTGATCTCGTTCTTCAGCTCTTTCCACCGGTTACCTGCTTTCTCAGTCATGCCCTCTGGGACACGATCTTCGTCGTCGCTTCCCGGAGCTGGGGCTGGAGCTGGCTCTTCCTTTCCGAGGAAGGAACTCATGTCATCTTTTTCCGAGCTGTCAGGAGTCGGGTCAGCGGGGTTGCTGGAATCAGGAGTTGGCTCGATAGGAGTAGCTCCTCCAGACTCTGTAGGGGCGGCGAAGAGGTCGTCAAACGATCCAAGGCGATCGGCGATCGTTCCTTCGTCTGATAAAGTAGCTGGTACTGTAGGCGGGGTGGCGGGGGACATGTCGGACATATTAGGCAGGGGTGTTTGGGTTTATCGGGTTACAGGGGTGTCGGAGTCTCCGACCCATTTCCAAGCTCCACTTTGTTCAAGTGTCGCGGCTTTCTGGACTTTACCGAGGGAATCCTCGGAGAATCCGGGAAGGTCTCGTAGCGCACGCAGGCACGCTTCCCAACCAGCATGGTACTGGTGGCACAAAGCTCCTGCCCCAAGATCAGAACTTTGCAGCATCTTGGGTGCGTTCATCTGTCGAAGCACAGCAAAGACACCAACCATGTAAGGCTGACGTAATGCGGTGCCGAGCTGGGTTCGGTAAGTTTCAGACTTTGACCACTCAGCGAGGGTCGTTGGTATGGGTGGTGGGGTATCTGACATGGGAAATTACACACCAAGTCGGCGAAGCTTGGCAGCTTCTTTAGCGTCGTTGATGGCTTGTTTTTGGGCAAACTCCGCTTGGCGCATCTGGAGTTTTTGCTGATGTTCCTCCTGCTTCATCTGAAGACGGAGGTTTTGCTCGATGAGCTTACGCTCCATCTCGGGAGGAAGAGACTGGTCTTGGGCAGGCTGAGCTTGCTGACCTTCCTGAGCTGCGTTGGCGGCTTCCTTCTCGGCTTTGCGGGCTTCGGCCTTCAACTTCTCCTGACCATTCCAGATCATTTCTCCGTATTGCTGGAGTTGCTGGCGGTAGTTCGAGACCATGTCTGAGATGGCTGGGTCAGCACCTCCCAACTCAACGTGCTGGGTAGCATGAGCATGAAGCATGACCATCGGCTGCAGAGCGTCTGCGATAGTGGTCTCACCTGACTCGATGCCGTCAAAGTATTGACGCAAGCGGGCGTCATGGTGCTTCAGGTGGATGAGGTGCAGCTCGTTAGACTGAGCTTGGATGTCTTCGCCGCCAATGAGGTGAGAGTTCTCCAAGACGGCAAGCTTGTCGTCAATGGTTGGGCGAGCGTCAGCTCTTTCAGGAACATAGCGGTCGGCCAAGTCATAACCAACCTTGGCAGCGATACGGTCTCGCAGGAGGTTGTGGCGGCCAACATCGTCAAACGACGGGGCTTCCCTTGCCAGCTCATTGAGGATGAGTTGACGTGCTTCAGGAGATCCACCACCGACAGCGCGGTTGACGACGCAGCGGTCGAAGTCGATAACGCCGAAGGCTTCTTCCGGAATTCCTTCTTCGAGTAAGCGATCGCGGAGTTCAATAACAAGGTCGCCGCCGGGGAGATCAGGACCGTAGTCAGGGTTAAACGCACGACGTGCGACTTCGCGCAGGAGATTCTGGAACGGCTCGTAGAATAAGTTCAAGCTCGTGATGCTGAGCTTGCTGGCTCTGGCAACGTAGGCTTCAACTTCAAAACGAGTACGCTCTTTGTCGTCAGCGAACATGCCGACCGAGCTGTACTGGCCGGACTTGCCCTGCAACAATGCAGACATGTCACTGATGACAGGCATCGCGTTGTTACCAAGGTTAGGGATCGTGCGCTCAATGACTTTGTTGCCGGGCGTCAAGATTGCATAAGGACCGTAGTAAGTCAGCGACAAGTCGGCGAGAGCCTGCTCGTCAGCCGGTTGAATCATGACCGAGCTGGACAACATGGCAGAGTCAACCACCTGATTTCGCAGGCGATTAGAGACTTGGATGTGGGGGTAAATCTTGTAGCCGAGGCCACGAATGCTGTGGATGTAGCCATTCGACCCAATACCAAACATGAAGATACTGAACGGTGGGCGGTTGGCAGGATACTTGTCCTCCTTCTTATAGATGAACTTGTCAGGAGTGCCGATGTCGAGGAACTGGTAGTGAGACCACATACCCGTAAACTCCTTGACCCAGAGATGCCCAATCGGGATCTCGTTACCGACAGCGTCAAAGTAGAGGTCGTTGTTTTTGAGGCGCTCCTGAACCTGCTCCCAATCCATGACGCGGCGGTCACCGGCAGCGTTGACGCTCTTGATAAGAGCGTCACGGACAGCCTTGACGTCCCAGCCAAGCGCAGCGGCCTGCTCAGGATTCTTGATGTATGCGTAGAGCTGAGAAGGTCTGTAGCGCTGGATACTTCCAGCTAGCTCCATAGCTCCGGGGTCAGCGAGCGTGTGGCGCGGGAAAAAGAAATCTCCGAGCTTGGCCACATGCCAGCGCCAGTCGAGGTGGTCGGGGTAGTAGCAGACTGAGACGCCGTCCACGATGAAGTGGTGGCAGCAGTAGAGGAACTTGTGGAAGAAGCTGCTCCATTTGCGGAGCATACCCGTGAAGATCTTGCTCATCTTCGACTCATACTCAAGTCGCTGTGGAGCGGGGAACGAGTTGGGGCGTAAGCGGAACCGAAGGAACTCATCCGTGTTTGAGAAGAGGTCAACGTAGCCGCTCATGCTGTATTCAAGCAGAGCTCCAGCCTCGTCAAAGTTCAAGTTAGACCGCCCTCCTTGGCCGGTCTCTACCAGATCCTCGTCACGGTAAGGGCGCTGCCCGTCAAACATTGCTTGGAACTGGGCGCGGCCACGGCTCGAATCAACATCGTCGTCAATCATCTTCCGCAAAGAAGCATGGGCAGACTTAGGATCAGCGATCCGGCGGTCAGGAACCCGTCCTTCGGGAGACGCGGTGAGAAGACCGTCATCGGTCTGCTGGAATTCAAGGAGGGCTTTTTGCATGGCGATTACGGTTTAGGCCGACGAACAACACGAGGCGGCTGGGGAGTATTTACCTCGGCTTTTACCTCTGTGTCAACCTTGACGACTTCGGGGGTGGGTTCATTGGTGACTTCGGGGGTGACAACCTTGACAACCGGCAACCGGTCAATAGGTCTGCCCCATGTTTTCGGGACGACGACCTCGACGAGCGGGGGGACTCCCTCAAGGCTGTCGGAGGCATAGATTAAGTGAGACGCCCGGTAGACGCTCGTCAAGTTAGAGAAACCTGCCAAACCGGCGGGGGTAGTTAATCCTTTGGTGCAGGGACATTCCCAAGTACGCAGCTTTTTGGAGACTCCATTTCGATAGACGCCAGTAACGCTAGGCAACTGGGGGCCTAGAAACAAGGAAGTAGAAAAGCGAGCGCTGTCTTCGATGCGCGTCAACCATCCGGCCTTACCGACGACGACCGCTTCTGGGTCAAGCCACACGGCATCAGGACCCGAGTTGCGGAAGTAGGTGGCCCACAGGAGGCTGTAGGGTTCTGACCGCTGAGACACATTCATGGTTGACACCATGACGCCCCCAAACTTCGTCTTCTGACGAGCAGTGGTCGCAAACTTTTCTGCGGCAGGTAGGCAGTCGGAAGTGCCTAGGATGTAAAGCTGATGCCCTGCTCCCGGATCGGAGGCACTCAACGTATCGAGCATTGCTGGTAAGTGAGGCACTGTTTCCGGTGTGATGGGTATGATCAATCGCATGAGTCTGACAGGTAGCTGTTGATGTGGGGGAGAAACTTCCGAAGTTTTATTTTACGGGCAGCCGCTCGGAGCGCAAGTGTTGGTTTTCTAAACAATCGATGCGCCGTCGCTTCATCAGCCCACTCGGGATAGTGCCGAAGGTTTTCTTCCAGCACAAGCCGACGAGCATGCCCTCGATGCTTCAGCGTCAACCCCTCGGTGTACTTGCAAAGGTAAAACGCAGCGTCGTCAAGGTTGTCGAAGTAACGCGGAGCCTTCTCTTGACGGTCAACGCGCCAGCCTTTCGGTGGTGGCAGCCAGTCAGCGTATGAGGCGACAAGCAGATCCTTGATCGAGGACGCGATGCTGCCGGAGAAACCCGGAACCCCGTCAGGAAAGGTGGCTTGATTGGTGAAGCAAGGGCTAGATCCTGGGCGGATGTAGATGTTGTCAGGATCGCTGAGGCTGACTTCAGTGATCGCTGGGATGTGGGCTCCTTCAATAACGGCCAACGCTGGAGAGTGGTTGCCGATGTAGAGCATCGCACTCAAGCAGACGTCAAGGCCTGACCCACCCCAGTCAGGGACTCTATGCTCGACGGATACTCCTGCAGGGATGTTGGGTTGGAAAGCTTCGTACTCCTCAACGGTGCCCATAAAGAATATGGGATGCCTGTGAAGAGCAGTCAGTAGTCCTCCCCACGGGAAGAGTTGATTCTGCTGCACCAGCGTGCGGGCAATTACGACATGCTCGCTGGTGGCTTCCATCCGCTCGAACCACGGCTTGAAGGAATACAACCCGCAGTAGTAGCTCATCTTTGCAAGCATTGACCGACCGTCCTGCTTGTGGTGGTAGGGGCGGAGGTCTAACCCATACTGCATTAACGGGGGCAGTCCGCGATTAACGCTGCGAATCCATGGCATTCTGGAGGCGATCGCCTCTATCTCCACGAAGTAGTCACGCGCAGCAGGTTCACTACGGGGGAAGTAGACATGGTGCGGATGTCCGGGGATGTGGGCGAGAATGCCCATTGCGTAAAAGGCTTCGTGAAGCCGTTTGGCAGGAGCCACTATTTTCATATTAGAAGAACCTGCGAGCTCGACCAGCAACGTCAAGACTCTTTAGAGCTTTCTTTAATGACGACACTTGCTTACCGCCGGAGGCAGTGGTGGGGCGTTTGGCTCGCTCTGAAGATGAGAACCCGAGACGAGCACGACAAAGGTCAATGAGAATGAATGCGGCGTCAGCTAAGTCAGGGCTGAACCCAACGCGATCCTTCATGTCAACCTTGCTCTCGGCACGGAGAAGTAACTTGCCAGCCCCTTTGACGGTGTTGTATCTGCGGGACACCATTTCCCGGATCGTCGAATCGTCCAACCCGCTGACTTGTTTGGTGCGGAGCAACTCCTTACCAGCAAACCAAAGCTCAGATACTCGGTCATGGTACCGCTCATACGAGGGTGCCTTGTCGGAGGATGAGATAGGTAGATCGGAAGCACGTCCGCTAAAGTTGACGCGAAGGAAGTCGGGCCCCCAGATAACGGCGAGCACGTCAGCGAATGGAGCACCGCCAGCCGTCGCATCGAGGGCGAAGTTCCGAATAGGTACATTCCTCTTGACGCACTCGTCCCGAACCTGACGACAGATCTGGTGGGTGCGGGGGTCAATCTTGTTGGTGACGTCTTCTGAGATCAGGAGAACCTCATCGAAGTGAACATGGCGGACGCCATTGACGGTCTTACCAACTGTACCGAATCGCAATACACATCGGTCACCACCAGCGGTGAAGGCTACGTCAAGAGCAGCGGCCCGAACCTTGTTCGACTCAGAAGCCCAAATCGGCGTAGACGTGCCACCACCACGCTCGATCTCGGCGTCAGAGTAGATGCTGTCATCAGCTCCAATAGGGCACCAGAATCCCTTGACCATTCGGTAGTAGGCTACCGACTTCTCACCTAATCTGCCTGCTTCATTCAAGTCTTCCTGCTTCGCAAGGAATGGATACTTGACGAACCCAAGCATGATGTTCGGGCTGCGTTCCGCGTCGAACCGGATGAATCGTCCATACTTGGTCTTCCACGAGTAGTCCAACTCAGTAACCGAAGTCCACCCATCGTAGGGCTCTGAGAACCGACCATGAGGGTCGTAGTGTGAGTTCGGATTTCCGATACCCACCATCTTAAAGTCTTCGTTTCGAGCAAGGTTAGAGAACGCAGTGGTCAGAATACTGTCAGCCAACTCAGGCAACTCATCAGCAACCAGTCGAAGTCTCGGAGCTTTGAAACCCATGAACTTATTCTGGGCATCACGTTCCTTCTTTCGGTCAGAGGCAACGAGGGTGAGGCCGAACTTGTCGGACTGTAGCCCGTCAGCCTCGAACCGGATAACCCCTTGCGATGACACCAGCTTTCCGGGGAGGCCGGGAACCGCTTGGAAGTAATCTTCCACGGTGGACCAGATACGCTTGCGGGAGTCTTTGAGGCTCGTGGATGTATAGAGAACCTGCGTTGCATGAGGCGCACACAGCCACTCAATAAGTCCCCACACAGCAAAGAAGTCTGTCTTGCCTGAACTAGCGCAACCGCCAACGGACAGGTACTTATTCACACAGGCGGCTTCGAGCATCTCCTCAGCCCATGGATGCCAGACGAAGTTCTTGCTTGAAGCGGGTTGGTTCCAAAGGAGGTCAACGGCTTGGCGAAAGTGGTGCGGCTTTCCCGGAGAAGAGGGCGCTCCTTCTCGATAACACAACAATTCGATGTCGAGATCGCTTACCTCGGGGCCCCAGATTAGTCCATACTTCTCTCGTTCTGTGGGGATTGGAGCAGCGTAATTTTTTTTCTTGACTGAGGCCATAATTGTTGTTTTATACGACATGCCCACAATACAACATGAACAAAACTAAGTCAACAAAACCAAAGTCCGCCACAGTAGCGGGACAATCCTACCTCAAAAGCCACCGCTTTGAGGGCATGTCATACCACCACGTTCGCACAGTGCAGAAGCACATACAGGTTTTCATCAAGTGCTTCGGTGAAACGCCACTCGACTCGATCACTCCCGAGGAAGTGCTGAAGTCTATGCCTAAAACATGGGGGCCGACAACCAAGTCCAACTACCTTCGCGCCATCAAGACCTTTGCCACATGGTCGCGGGATAACGACTACCTTCCGTATGATCGCCGCACCTTCGCGGAGCGAATCCGCAAGC